GCAGAAGAAGACGCCTAAGAAGAAGTCCTAAGAAGCATTCTTATACGCACTTTGGGAATTGGCTCGCCTGAAAAATGACCGCACTTAGGGCAACGCTCGTCACCCGTATAGCGGTGGTCACATTCAAAGCAGATTCGCTTGACCGGCCTCATGCGAGTGCCGCGCCAAGGTCGCTCATCCCGTTAGTCTCTTTGGGTTTGCTATCGTCTTCCCACGGAGTGATGTCAATAGGTGGCATTTTTGCGTGAGGATCGTCGCCGTCTGCGGAAACAGCCGTTGCAAGCTCAAACGACATCGGTACGGTGCCGCCATTAAACAGCGCCCGGATAGCGCTCTTGCGAGCCATGCGGGAATAGTCATCTACCCATGGGCCGCTACGTCCTGCTTTAGAACGACGACGCACCTTGTCGATGTCTACCTTCCAGAGAACCTCGAAGTAGCATGAGCCGTCTTTGAGTACGGCAACGGAGTATGCGGCAATAATCTTGTCGTCAGACCTGTCTACATCGCCACGAACACCGTGTTCAATGTTGGGATGCAGCCCAGCGGTTACCTCAAACTTTTCTCCCTCGTAGACGACACGAGCATCAAGACGAGCAACTTGTCCACTACGTCTCGCAAGCTCAAGGTATCCCTTGTAGCCAATGATAGGCGTACACTTGTTTCCGTATGGGATGAAGTAGATGTGGCCCAGTGTGCCGCCTGGCTCCAGCCCGAGTTGAGCGGACAGCATAATAGACTCTGCCACGGAAATGGTTGTGCATTCCAATAGCTTAGGAGTTCTGCTTGCCTCAACAATCATGACCTTGCACAGGCGTTCAGGAGTAAGGTGTTTCGGTAAGATGGCTGCCACTTGCGACTTCATCTTACCGTTGATGAGATCTTTAAATTTGTCCATCTTAGTTACTGGTTTCTGAGCGATTTCGTTTTTAGCCATTAGTTGCCTCTCTTGTGTTGAATGTTCATTCTTAAAATCCTTGCAGGTTCAGACGTTCTAGTAAAAGCTTTTGCTATGTCTGGGTGTTTTTCCTTAAGAGCTTTGGAGTTGAGGCTTGACCGGCCCTTGCTAAGCTTCCAAGATACGGTTCCGAACACCCCACGAAAGCCCGCGTTTTTGCCTATACGTTCTTTAATTTTGTTCTTTAAAAGCGATTCTTTTTCTTTCAAAGACTTGATTTCCGTTTGGATGTCATCCAGATCAAAGATCAAAGCTTCCTCCTCTATGTCTGGAGAACGGTACTCATCACTTGGATTGCTAAACTTGTCTTGTAAATATTTGTCAGCAGCCGATGATCCGTCGATGGGTGGTGGCTCTCCAAGTAAAACGTGTTTCTCCCACCAGTCACCACATTTCTTTACAAGCTTCTTCTCTGTCTTCTTGTCCCGAAAAAGCGTGTAACGACGGAACTCATCGTTGACCAAGAACAGAACCGCGAAGTCCCATCGGTCAATACCAGTACAAGCCATGTACCAAGCAGCCTGGGTTGCATAATAGACAGGCACGCCAGCGCTAAGGGAGTCTCCCCAGCCGTCAGCGCTACGCGCTGTTTTAATCTCCAACCCGAATCGGGCTCCGTTAACACTGACGTACCTATCAGGACTTGCAAGCATAAATGGCTTTGGCCCAACGATGGGCATCTCTTCACCGTTCAAAACATCAAGACCAGTTTCTTCTGCATACCATTCAGCAATAGCAGGTTCTAACAAACGGCCTCGCCTCATTGGATTGGTTTCATCAAGTGGCTCAACAAGCCCTCGCTTCTGATTCCACACGTCAATGGGACTGGTCCATTTAGATAATCCGAGGACTGCCGCAATGTCGGAGCCCCCCAAACCAGACATTCTTGCCTCGTGCCAGCCTTCAGGTTTAGTCAAGTTGTACTCCGTGGGGTATAATGTTTTTATGAAAAATAAAATTAGTCATCAAGGAATCGCAAGAGCCGCCAAGTATGCCAAAAAAGCGGTGGACTCTGGAGATAAACCAAAGGTCGCCCTGGAACGAGGTAAAAACCTCGAACTTGCAGGGCTTCTTAGTGCCGATGGGTCGGTCCAAAGGATTCATCCTGATGAGCGCCGATCAGTTCGTAGGTCGTTTTCCGATTGAGCGCTTTTTGTTAGTGGTTGCTGTCTTAGCCTTGGCTGTAGGCTCTGCTTCTTTAATGACTTCTTCCTCATCTTTTGAGGAGAGAACGCCCTCTAAGCGTGAAATGGCTTCGTTAGCATTGACTTGGCCTGCGGCCAGCATCTTTAAGATCTCAAGAGTCATTTCGTTGCCACCGCTTGGTTCGCTTTTTGTGGTGACGTTAACGTTTACAACAGGGGCACCGTTCTGATAGACAACATCTTCCGCCCCGTTTTCATCTGTCCATTCAACACCGAGCATAAAGATAGCCACCCCAGCGTCCTCGCGGATCTCAGCCTCGAAACCACAGGGCTGCCAGTCGCCGTTTGACTGCATGTTGTTCAGGGTTTTCTTTTGCCCGTCAAGCGTTGCTGATACCATATTGAACCAAGTGGCCTCATCAATAGCGCTGAGAAGGTTTGATACGCGCCAGCGGGCAATCTTGCTACGGGTCCGGTGCTCTGGGTTCCCCTCGACTGTGACCTTAGAAAGCATGCGGTTAGCCGTGGCAATCAAAACGCTTGGGTCTGTAAGCTTTCTTGTATTGCTTTCCTTCATTAGAGTCTCAGTAACTTCAGGTAAAATAGACACGGGTGCTCTCCTTGGATTAGCATAATGTAATGACGAGCAATAAACTGACCGCCTCCAAAAGAACTTGGCGCATTTGATGCGCCCTGTCAAGGGTGGGTGTGCATTTTGCCCCCAATACTATATAGTAGAAACAATGAACGAGCCCTATCGAATATTTGGTCAGAACCTTCACTACCTAATCCAAGCTTACGGCTGCGGGTTCAGGCAGTTTTCCAGGGAAACAGGCATAGACTACTCGCTTTTAAAGCGGTACATGTCGGGCCGCGTTGCTCCAAGAAAAAAACGGCTTGAAGAAATTTCGTCGCGGCTTGGCGTCAAGCCTGGTTCCCTTATGTTTGATGACCTTGTACCCGAGATATTGGAGGCAGAAAATGAGTTTAGTAGTAGCAATTGACCCAGGGAAAGACGGCGCGGTTGTCGCCATGGACGAACACGGAATCATAAGGAGTGTAGCGCTTACCAAGGAGCGGTTCACAGTTCCGATTGGGAAAGGTAGCCGACGAGAATATGACGCAGTCGCTATGGGGAATCATTTAACTGAGCTTCATGCGCTGCAAGAAGTGCGTCTTGTATGTATAGAAAAACAGCAGGCCATGCCGTCACAGGGCGGGACTTCAATGTTTTCGCTTGGGATGGGGTACGGCTTGTGGCTTGGTGTAATAGGGACATTAGCCATCCCCTGTTCGGTGGTGCATCCTAAGACCTGGCAAAAGTCAGTGCTCCGAGATGTCCCCGGCTCAGGAAAGGGCCGCGCCATTTATCTTTGTAAACAGCGGCTACCCAAACTGGATTTATCACCAGGCAGAAAACGCAAAGCTCACGACGGCATTGCTGACGCGGCGTGTATCGCAATGTGGGGCCTTAGAAATTTGCAAAACGAATTGTCATGATTTGTCACAGGCATTGACAGTCAAACAGTTTTCGCTATGAATCAGTAGAAGTGGAAAGGACCGATGGCAAGATGAATAAAGACAGTGGACCGACCGGATTATTAATCACTGCTGATGCGTGGAGGCAGGTTCGGCAGGCTATAAAAAAACCATGGCCTATTAAATTGGCAGAAATTGATATTGGTTTTCTTGAACTTGAAACTGGAAAAGTTCCGTCGCGCCGAAAACTAATGAGTCGATGGGGTCTTACCGAAAGAAAAACACGCTCGATACTGGATCGATTTAAACCAAATTGTCCCAACACAGATACGGTGCCGTCCCAAACTATCGCTGTTGAGGATACGCAAACCCCTGTAATCACAGAAAGCCTGGTTCTTTTTGCGTCCCAACCTGCTGCTGTCATCGTCCCAAAACGTGCTGAACGATTTGTTGTAGAGATCCGAACTGTGTTTGATGTCTGGGAGTTAGCTCAATACCGAAGGACCCATCGCCACAACAAGCTAACGAAGGGTAGAGAGCGTGTGTTACGGGCCGCTTTGGTTGGGGGTCATACCGCTCAGGATCTCATCCTTGTTGTCCGAATGGCCTTTGAGTTTCCAGACGGTGACTTCTTGGTCGATAGCTGGCGACAGCAGGGATACATGGACATTGCCAATCTTCTTAATAGAGAGAAGGTAGATCGCAATGTGACAGTGGCCAGAGAAAGATGGGATGGAAATGAATGGGTATTCATTCCACCTAAGAAGCAATCGTTTGAACCAAAGTACGAGGCTCTGTGGGAGCGCCTGCTGTTCTTGGTTGGGGCTTATCCTTCTCGGCCAACATCGCTTCACAGTATACGACGAGTGCATGAAGCAATGGTTGAGGCTGTTGATTCAGTGGGGGGCTGGAGATTTTTGGGAACCCTCCGACCTGGAAAACAGCAACACGTTGTACGCGATCAATTTCTATCAGAGGTTCGGACTGAGCTTCAGAGCAACACTCAAAACAAAATCATTAGTAGAGGCAACCACCGATGACCGACAAGCAGTTTCCTAACAGCATTCAAAGCGAAAAAGTTGTTCTCGGAGGTTTACTATCAGACTCCACACTATTGAATGACGTTGCTGGTGAGATCGAGCCAGACGATTTCTATAGTAACAAACACAAGAACCTTTATCTTTTGATTCGCTCGCGAGCCCACAGCGGGAAGCACGTTGATGTCTTGATGGTTTGCGAACATCTCATGACCACAAATTCAGAGTCTAAATATAACGACCTCGCATACATCACAAGCCTGCCTGAATGTTGTCCTGTTCTTGATTCGGTTCCCTACCATGCCAAGAACATGAGAGAGAAGGCTATTCGTAGGCGAATGGTTTTAGCCTCTATAAATTTACAGGCTTGCGCTACCAACGGCGGCTTAGAGATTGATGAGCTTATTGAGCAGGGCCAGAAGGACCTACTAGACATTGCTGGCAGACAACGTGGAGACGACTGGCATGAGGGTCCGCAGCTTGTCGAAAGCGCTCAGAATCGGTGGGAGAGGCTTGCTGCGCTAAATGCCAGCGGAACTGTGACTGCCTTGTCTACGGGCCTTGTGGCGCTCGACAATGTATTGAGCGGCCTTCACCCTGGCCTAACGTTGTTGGCTGCTCGACCCTCCATGGGCAAGACAGCCATGTCTTTAAACCTTGCGGTTGCTGCTTTAGAGGCACGAGTACCTGTGGCTTTCTTTTCTTTAGAGATGAGCGCGGATCAACTGACTGACCGAATGGCTTCTTCACTTGCCAAGGTAAACGCTTGGAACATAAAGACGGGAGACCTTAGCTCTAAAGATTGGGACCGGCTTGAAACATCAGCGCTTGAGTTCCTTCACGATTCTCCCTTGTATGTTTCAGATAAGGCTGGGATCAGTATTGCAAAAATATCTGCACAAGCACGCCGCCTTAAGTCAAGGCAGCCCGATCTTGGTTTGATCGTGGTGGACTACCTGCAACTTATTCGACCGCCAAAAGCGGAGAGTATGGAGCAAAGTGTTTCACAGGTGTCCAGTGCATTAAAGGTGCTGTCAAGAGATTTGGATGTGCCTATCCTCTGCCTTGCCCAACTCAACCGTGGCTGCGAGCAGCGCACCAACAAGCGGCCCATGCTGTCAGACCTAAGAGGTTCTGGCTCACTGGAACAAGACGCAGACGTGGTGATGTTCCTTTATAGGCACAGTTACTACGACGAAAGGGCTGACCCCTCAGACGCTGAGATTATTATATCCAAGCATCGCAACGGAGCAACCGGCACTGTGCATGTGGATTGGAATGCGAGTAACCAGAAGTTTGAGGACAAGACTCGGCGGGTAGTGCGGCCCGTTGAATTCACACAGGTTAAGCGTATAAGGAAAGACCTTGATGATGAGGACAGTCAACCAACCTGGTACTAAAATGCCCATCTTTGAATATCGTTGTGACAACTGCGCTGCTCAGTTCGATAAGCTCTTGTCCCAAGCGGAGCGCGACAAAGCCCAGGTGTGTCCAAAGTGCCAGTCTAAGCGGACCAATAAGATGGTATCGCGGACAAGCTTCTCACTCAAAGGGGGCGGCTGGGCCGCCGATGGATATTCTCAACAGTCTTAGCTGGACGTAAAGCGACCCCGATAGAGACCGACACTACCGGGGTCGCAACGTCGTGGTTGGAGGCAACCAACACCTGACAGGTTTAAGTCTAACCGACTTTTACTACTCATCAACGCTTTTCAATTAAATAAGGGTTTGTTTCTAACGGCTCATCAGGTCGGCCAGGTATCCACCCGCGCCGTTCTCCACCGTTTTCTGTTGGCCATCGCCCATAAATCATCCCTGCTTTTTTTGCTTTTTTTCTTAGTGATCTTTTTGGCGAGACTATCTCCATTATGGGTGCGCCTGTATTAGTGAACGATACAACAGACAGTCTATCCCCTATGAAGATCTCATAGGAAGCCACTATGCTCGACAGCTTTGAGTCCTCTCTCCAGTTTGACCAATACTTTGGTCGCCTATTCTTGTTCGACTTCAAAGGTCACGTCCCCATCAGGCCAAAGCCCAATAGCGATTGATGGTCCGCCGCCTTCCTTGAGGGCTTGTGCCCAGTTATGCAAAGCAGGGATAGGTGTTGGTCTCCAGCTTTTCCTATCGGATGGAAGGAGATATGTTCTTATTGTCACTGGGTGGAAGCTTGTCTTGCGTGCAAACTCTGCCATTGATTTGCATTCGGAAAGCCTGTAGAATTTCTGGGCGCGTGTTTCTTTTGGTTTAGGTGTAGTTCTTATCATGGTTGTTTCCTTGTTTCCTCGTGCTGATAGCGGCAATCCGCTTCCAAAGAGTCTTTGTATAGGTGATAGGGTTATCGTTAGTAGTTATGTCGCCAAGGTTATTGATCGGGTCTGCCCCCATTGCTTCCCGTCTGGGCCCCCGTTTCCAGCATATTTTGAAGTTGTTGGTGGTGATTTTAAAGGTTGTCGTTGGTGCCCAGAACACATGTGGGTGAACAGGCAAAGAGTTCGTCATGGTGCTTTTTAGTTTCCTCCTTGTGTATGCATATATTATACAGTCTTAGCTTTGTTGTCAGTAGTTTTTCTTGCTTTGGCTCCAATCGTTCCATCCGGTCGGGCCAGCAGCCACATCTCGTAAGGCACACCCCGCTCTTTCCAAGAGGCTGAGATTTCAATGCACCACTTATGCACGGCATTAAATGATCCCGAGCCTTTGTTGAGACCAGACAGAAGTGCGACAACGCGCACCATCGTACTGCTACAGTCAGCGGAGAAGTCCTTGAGCAAGATGCTGTCTCCCATTTCTTGCTGCACCTTGCGCCAGGCAAGCCATGCTTGGACGGCACCATAATGCCAGGGTGCTGCGGGTACTTCGCTTCCATCAGCGACATTGATTGCTCTGGATTCTGCGGTTCTTATTGTGGATCGTTTCATGCGTAGTCGTCTTTGGAAAGGTGAACATCAAGAGATTGTACGAGAGATGCGACTCGATGGTTTCACAAGGGCGGAGATAACCAGAACTCTTAGGGAGTTTTGTGGGCTAACTCAGAAGTCGTCCATCAACTGTTATCTATCCGTGGTCCCTAAGCGGCCATGGCCCATCAAGTCTGGTTGGAGGAGATTGTCTGAGTCACTCATAGATGAAGTGCTTGACTGGGATGACGTTGACCAAGAGGTTCTTGAAGACTTGATGACTCTCCCAGAACAGACAAGGTCTCTGTCTGACATGCTGTACAACCAAGACGGCCCTTTGTTTCGTGTTCTTCTGTCATCGTCCGAGGATGCTCTCGCCTATAGGGATTGCAGAAAGAGCCGGAGAGGTAAGGCTGCAAACTTTACAGACCTCAAGACGCTCGACTTGTCGAGTGCAAAGAAGGCCAGGTCTGCGGCTGTCCGTATCCTTGAGCGTTATGCGACGGCCAGAACACAGGAGTCCAGGGGTACTGGGTGGGCACGCAACCGCTAAGGTGCGGGGATTGGTTTGGGTGGTGAGCAGATGCCTGATTCAATCAGACTCATTGCTGTCCGCCCGAAGCCGCCCTGAAGCTGCCAGACCAGGCCAGTGTCAATGAGTTGCTGCCACGCTTGGATGCGTTGGTCATCAGTTCCCTCGACAAAGCCCTCGGCCAGACCGACAGCGTCGTAGTTAGATAGTGGTTCCATAGTTGCCTCCGTTTTGAAACCGGGGAGGTCAGTCCCCGTTAGTTTTTTGTAGGTGTTGTTCTTCTCTCGTTGAGCAATGACAGCGGCCTCAAGTCCTGTAGAGCCGGAAGCCCTTGCCTTCCTAAGCGCCTTGGTCGCCTCTTTGTGTGCAGCAGATACCGCGCTAACATCTATAGGTTGTCGTTCAAAAGTCGGGAACATTTTTCCGCTCGTCATTAGTAAAAATCTTTTGTCTAATGAACTTCAGCATATCCTGATGCTTCTCGATGTCCTCCCTGTAGGCGGCTATTGCTCGTGTGTTTTTTGGATCTGCGTCAACCGAGTATAGCTCGCGGTGTTTCGCGATTGAGTTCCTCGAATACAAAAGGTTCCGTTGCAGTCCTTGGATGACCATCATCCACTGATGATTGTTTAGTCCGATGCTGTTGATCTCTTCAAGATTGAATTGCTCGCCCATCACTCACCTCCCAGTCAGGGTGCAATGAAGTTTCAGTAGACTCGATGAGTTTGTCAGCAAACTTCTGAGCCATTTCGTTCAATGCATCCATTGATATTGTATTTGTATTTGGTATGTGCATAGGTTCTGAATGCATCTTGGTATTCCACTTGCCGGTATTTGCATCCCTGCTTTGCACTGTTGTTCGGACGTAATTGTCCTTGACTTCAAGACGACATCGAACGGGGAGCAAGAACACCTTGCCCCCCTCCTCGACCTCGGTCTCAATCCACTTGCTTCTCTTCATCACTCACCTCCTTTGATCTCGTCGGCCAGACTCTTTATGTTTTCCATGATTCCCATGATGGAGTCGGGGTCATACTCCGTGGCTTCTTTCTTTCCCGCTCGACGCTCAACGGTTTCGTGAGCCTTCTCTACGCGCGAGGCAGAAGCGCGACGGCGCTTGCCTTTACCACTTCCACCGCCACCGTGACGGCGGCCCTCGTTCTTCTTGCCATTAGCGTTACCGCCTCTGCCTTTACATCCTTTGGCGCTCATCCGTACCTCCAGTCGGGATCGTTGTCCCGCATCCATTGTCCATCCTCGGCACCGCCGACATGGTTTTGTTCGTCGATGTTCTCTTGAATGACTTGAGCAAGGGGGACGGCTCGGTCGTCGGCCTCCTCCTGAAACTCTTTCTTCTCTTGTTCGCTTTCGAATCTAAAGAACTCTCCAGGTTTGTATTCATATTCCATCACTCACCTCCTTCTAAGATGGCGGTCAACCCTTGAAGGTGCGCCAGCATGTTGTTGGCCCTTTCGGCCGGGTTAGACCACCGAAGCTCGGTAGCAAGCTCGGTCAGTTTTTCAACCACCTCCGTGGCGGGAGCAGTTCTAACGTCAATACCGGCAGCCTTGAGCCGGTCAATTGCTTGCTTGGCAGTCATCACTCACCTCCCAAGGGCGAAGCCCAAACAGTTAAAGCCACCGCCCGATCGATCCCGTTGACCCCGAGCGCCCCCAGGAGGGCGACAAGCCCCGCGTGAGCCGGTCTTTTTCTCCCCGCTTCATAGTGGCTTAAGCTCGACTGCGAGACCGTTCCGGCTGTGCGCTCCACAAGCTCGCCTTGCGTTAGCCCCAGCCTGCCCCGCTGATCCTTTAGGTATGCTCCGAAGCTCACTCTTCCCGCTCGCACCTCCGTTGTTTGGTCAAACTCGCACCACTGGCCATCGGCCCCATCGTTTACCCCCACCAGTTGGTCATCTATCTCAAAGGTTAGGGCCTTTTGTTGGGCTTCCTCAAGGCTGTCAGCTTCGACTGTTACCTCAAGGAGTAAACTGATTCGGATTGGTATTTCATAAGACTCACTCATCACTCACCTCCTTCTTCTTCTTTGCGTGGCTTGAGCTTGCGATCCTCTGCCACCGCTGCGGCAGGGAACAGGGCTTCAGCCTCGGAGCGAGTCAACTCACGCTGCTCGATTACCAAGCCCTCGCTCTGAACCTTGACCACACCCTTGGCGTGGATAGGTGGAAGCGAGTCAGCCACAATCTTCTGCACTGTAGTCAAGGCTTCAGTGAGTCCGTACTCCTGCATGAGAAGCTTGGCTGCGTCCTTGTCCATCTCGTGAGCTTCACGAAACACCTTTGTCAGCGTCCGCACTGAGGACTTCTTGGTGTAGCCAGCATGCTTGAGAAGCAATGCAATGACGACGGTGTAAGGGATACGGCTTGTTCCCTTGCGGCTGTAGTCCTCTGCCACGTCAACCTGTAAGGTTCCGTGGACCAACACTGGCACATCGTATGAACCAGGCTCCAGCTTTTGACGAGCGGTCTTGAACGTCTTGTTGTTGATAAGTTTACCGAGTGCTACGATGAGCGCATCGGTCATGTCTTGGTCGGGGATTGAATGTCCCATAGTTGTTGCCTCCGTGGCTACATAGTAACCACGTTGTTTATGTTTGGTTGTCACTAAATGTCACAGCATGCTGTCTTCAATGATCATTGGTTCTGTTTTCTCCTCCAGCATGAGTTGTCGGTACATGCTAAATGGTTGAAGTTTTACTGGTTTGTTCTCTCCTCCGTTGTGATTGACGCGGGTGCATCTGATGTCTGGCAGGTTGGTTAGTGGCCCCAGTTGATCGCAGTTGATGTCGAACACATAGTCCGCAAAAACATAGCGTTCGTTTGAGACTACACCGATGTTCTCTACCCTTAGTGGATGCCTCTTGTTCTGCTGTTGGCATGACCACACCACCCACCTTGTTGCCAAGATGGTTGGGCTGGTAAAGCGGGGCTTTGTTTCTCCCTGGTAGAGATCGACCATGAACTTCAGAAGCATGTCGCCAATCGTCCTGGCATATCCACCTCCAGGCAGCCAGTGACAGACCTTTGCATAGGTCTCCACTCCTACGTTGAATCGTACAAGGTACACCTTTGTCATGGTTTGAACCCCCCATCACTCAATGAGGGTGGCTCTTGTAATAGCTCACTAAGCCTGTCCATTTGGTCGCAAGTCTGCTCGTGGTGATCCTCTCTCTCCTTCACTCGATAGGTTTTCTGTCCTGGCTTCAGCACTTTCTTGGATGGCAGCCACCGCGTCTTGTAGGTGGGGTTGAACTCCCTGTCGAGAAAACCCATCACTCACCTCCCTTACGTCGCCACTGGAACTGCCAGCCCGGCCCGAAGGCCATCCGGTATTCAGCGAGGAGATAGGACTTGTCGTCCGTGCTCTCCGCGCTGTCGATGTGTTCCCATTCGCCGCCGTTGCAGCGGCCCCAAAGATTCAGTCTCATCACTCACCTCCTGTCTTAGGGAACTCGATGAGCCGGAGACCATCGACAGTCTGCACTGCCCTGCCCCAGCGGTGGTAAACGATTGCACACAGCTTGGAGAAGTGAGCGCCCATGAAAGAGTAGCCGCAGCTATCAATCCCACAGAGGCGCACTTGATCACCGTCGCTGTCTGTATAGAGCGCGATAGTGAATCCAGCGGCACGCAGTTCCTCGTCCCTGATGTTGTCTTCTGGCATGAAGCAGCAGTTGTGCGCCCAAGGGAAGCCAAGTCGGTTCTGCTCTTCCTCCTCGTTCTGCTCCTGAGCAAAGTACTCAGCATCACACTCGTCCGCGAACTCATGCCGCTCGCCGTAGATGTCGATGACGAAGAACACTTCGTGACAGTCGTCAGAGTCTGCTGGAAACTCAGATTCGACCTCGCATGTACCAAGAGGTTGAAGCTCCCAGCGATCGTAGTCCTTCTCAAGCAGCGAGAGAGGAAAGCTGGTCATGTACCGCTCCATGAAGCGGTTGATACCTCGCTCAAACTCCACGTCTTGGATGTTGCAGTCGTCAGGGTTTAGTTGTGTGTAAAGGATAGATTCCATAGGTTGCCTCCATAGGTTGTCAGTTGGTTGGTGGGTGGACAGTTTGATGACGTGTCCAGGTCGTTAGTGTTTAGGTGAGTCGGACTGGCATCACTACCACCGACACAAGCTTCTCCGTGTTCTGCACAAGGATGGGTCCGAGTGGCTCGGTTGGCTTCTGAGTGATTGAGACAGGTCCGTCGCCTACCCACTTGAGTGCAGCGTTGAGCAGCACGGCATTCACCCCTGCCTTCTCGTGGTGCAGCTTCTGGACAAGCCAGCCGCTTTGGTCGAAGACTTCAGGGTTGATGCCTACCTCTTGCTTCTCCCAGCTTGGCCCGGTGCAAGCATTGACATCGTGGTTGGTGTCGAGCCAAGCGTCATGCTGCTCGCTGCCTACCAAGTCGAATGCAATACTGCCATTGCTTACGGCGATGCGGGGTTGGTTGAAGCCCTTGCATAGAAGGACTCGATGAAGCTTCACACCCTTGAAGGTCTTTCGCTTGACCCCGAGTTGCTTTAGGTCCCAGCAGTCGCTGCTGTCTCGCTGTTCGATGAGCGCCTCGGCTGCTTGTTGGAATGCTCGGGTCATTGCTGCCCCGGCTCGGTTGATTTGTGTGTTGTGATTGAACATTGGTTGCCTCTCTTGGTTGTTGATTGTTGGTTGTTGATTGTTGGTTGTTGGTTGTTGGTTAGATTCTACCGTCAAGTAGTAAACTACCTTCAAACTCTTCTTGAGCTTCAGCGAGCATGATTCTCATCTCTTCCTCGTGGTTGTCGATGGCGTCTTGCATGTACTCAGGGTTACTGACGTAGCCACAGAAGTAGCCGTGCTCTCCTACAGTGTAGAGTTTGCAGTAGTGTCCATCCTGTCGCAGTTCGTAGACGGTGCCTCCTTCCGTCGTCACGGTTTCTAAGATTGTTCCTTGCCGTTCTTTGTCGCTCATACTTCACTCTCCTGTTGTTGTTGGGCACGCCGTTCAAGCATGCGTTTGGTAAATGCATCTGGGTGTTCATTCCAGTCTGCTACTTCTTCTACACAGTCTTCATGTATCAAAAGCCCGTTGGGTCCTTGGACCATGTGGGCCCGGTACTCCACCTCGCCACACTCGTCGCACTCCACTTCCTCTTCGAGCATCTCGCCAAAGCCTCGGGCTATGCATAGCAGGACTTCGCGCACTCCTATCTGGTCAGCATTGCTGTCCTCTACCCAAGGGAATCGAACGCCAGCCTGTTCGAACGCCTCGAACTTCTCTTGAGTTAGTCCGAGGGGGAAGCTCCACAGCTTATCCTCGCCGGGAGCGGAGCAAGTGATACCGCCGTTCTCGGCCTTAGCGAATGTGAACAGGGCCTTGGACCATGGGTGCTTGTAGCTTATGCCCATTCGGGTCAGTTGATATTCGGATTTACGGAAGCCCAGCTTCTTGAAGGCTGCGCTCATCTGTCGGTTGTTGAATGTTCTCATGGGGTTTCCTCTCTTAGTTGTTGAGTTGGTTGGGGATTGGTTGAACAAAGACGATGTCAGGGAACTTCACATCCCAGAAGCTTCCGTCATAGAATCCATAGGGATCAAGCTGCTCGTACTCACGTGCCAGAAAGATGGCACGTTCGAGGTCGCCCTTTAGGCAAGCCGTGTATGCCTCGCGCAACAGGGCGATCTCTTCGGCGGTGGCTGGTACTCCGGCCATGGTTTTCATGAGGTCGTTGGGGTCCAGCTTGTCTTGTAGTTTGCCTTTGATCCAATACTCAAGCCGCACAAGCGGGTGAACTTGGTACTCTCCGCCAGGGTCTTGGTCTTCAGATAGTGGGTAAAGATTGATGCATTCGATCATGATTGGTTGCCTTGTTGGGGTTGGTTGTCGGTCGGGGTTTTCCCTTCCTGTCTTAGAAGACGCGGTCAAATGTCTTAGGCGGACAGGAAAAGTTTATTTTATTTTCGGCAGGCTCTCAGTCCCTTGTGTTGATTGGGGTTTGACAGGCCGCTGAGATCTTATTAGATCCAATTATCTTTTATTAGATTCATATACCTACTAGTGTATATCTATACCAATTATAAACATTTGAGGGTAGAGGGGGTCTGGGGGAGAAGGGAACTTTGAATGTCAGGCTGGGACATTTGCCCGAATGGAACACAGTGATTCCAGATGCTTAGGCCTTCAACCTTGGGACACTTGGGACATTTCACACAATGGCTTGGGACATTTGCAAAACCAGACGCTAATCATTTCAATGGTTTACGCTTATCTTTTGGGACGTTCTTGGTTTTAGGTTGGGACATTCTTGGTTTCCTCAACCAATGCTCAAGGGTCCGTGCAACGATTAGCTCCAGTGCTGATGGCTTACTCACGCTCTTGCTTCTCGATTGATTTGATGAATCCACGAGCCTCCATGACCGCCCACAGAAAGATGCAAAGGCCAGTCAGTTCAAGTGCCAGCCTCATCACAGGCATCCTTCGAGCATTCCATCCATCACTCTCTTCGTTGTGGGTTCATCGAGAACGTACTTGGGATCGTCCATGTCCACGCAGTCAGGCCAAGAGCGGGTGACGTTGGACTCATCTGATTCTGTGAGGAAGGCCATGGCGATTGCCTTAGCCTCCTCGGCATTGTCTGCCTCTACCTCTACGCAGCCGCCTCTCTGGATCGTGACGGTGTAGAACATTTCGTATCTCATTGGTTGCCTCCTGTTTGGTTTAGTTTATGCAAAGCAGTCGCCCACTTGGCTGCTTCTTCCTTGGCTTTGAACAACTCGTTGTTCGCCGCGTCAAAGTTCATCTCAATCCAGTCGCGGTATCTCATGCCTGCCCCGTCAACCACGATTGAAAGGGTGTTGTGAATAGACCAGCCTTTGTTGAATGCTTGACCACGCAAGCGCTCCGTTGCTTCCTCCATGCCTGTCGCCTTGACTCGGAACATGTGAACTGGGCCCGGTGTATCTTGGTGGGGTTTGTAGTAAAGAAACGCCAGTTCGTCGATTGTGGCGTCCTCCGGTAGGTTGTCAATCTCTGCAATGTATAGTGTATAGTTTGTCATTAGTTGCCTCCAGTGCCCATTGCTGGGCGTGTGTTGTGTTCTAAGGTAGGGTTGGGATGAGAGCAGGGTATGTCCCTACCCTCACCCCGTTGCGGCTGCTTACGCAGCCTTCTCCGTTGTCTCCCTGACCGCCGACACGGATTGTTCATGGTTCTTTAGGATGCGTTCGGTTGCTTGGCGTGCCAGCTTGCTCGCCGTGAACAGCGCCCTGTTGTCTTTCTTGAGCACCTTGATCCAGCTTTGTAGGTACTTGACGTGGTCCTCTCGGACAATGCCGGGACCGACTACGCCGGTCGCAGCCATGAGGTTTGCAGACCCAAGCTCTGCTACCAACTCCTCAAAGGCGTATGCCTCGTTGCCGAATCGTCCTGAGAAGTCTCGCTCCTCTCGGGACTCATGCCCCGTGGAGTGGATGTCCTCATGGAACTCGGTGGACAGCGCGTCCTCCTCGGAGTCGAACGCCTCGTACTCTGGCAGTTGGATGCGGTCAGCGGAAGGCATATAGAATGCTCGCCCTCCACCAAACTTGGTAGGCACCACCTGTCGCCATGCCTCGATGACTTCCCATGCAAGGTCATGCTTGAGTGCAGTGGTCTCCTCCTCGGTCACCTCGGCGGCCTCCTCCTCTTCGGTCACCCATGCCTCGGGTCCATCGAGTTGCTCGAAGTTCCACACTCGGTACACCTTCGGCTTGAATGATGTCCACATGATTGGCTTGCCGTTGCTGTCAACCAAGGGCTCGCCGGTCAGCGTACTCAGCTTCGGGTAGCTCTTCACGATGAAGAAGTACACATGCGATGGACCCGGCCCATCCTTGGCACCGCTCTGTCCGTCCTTGACCTGCCAGCCTCGCGCCTTTGCCTGCTTGAAGGTGCAGAACCGAGGGTCGGTCCATCCAAAGCGCAGGCCACGGATGGCCAGCAGCCAGGAGTTGTTGCCGTTGTACACTCGACCACCTGACTTGGTGCAGGGGTTGAATGGTAGTAGACCGTTGAGTCCATCGGACATCCCCGGCTTCAGTCGCCATGGCTTAGACCAAGGGCCGACGCCCTTCTCAAGTCCTTCGATCACAAGGTCGGTGATGTGTGTGTAGGGGTCCCATTTCTTTGTTGTTGATTCACCCATTGGTTGCCTCCGTTAGGGTTGGTTGTTGTTGTTGTTGTTGTTCTGTCTGTTGGTCATCCGTGCGGTGTTCGCTGCACAGTTCGTTCGGTCCTTCGTGGTCTTGCTCGTCATCAGTCAAGTGCTCGCCGCAGTACTCACACCGTGGGTGGTCCTCGGGGTAGGGTCGCTCGTAAGCATCAGCGAATCGTGCTGCTGTGTAGTCATCCATTGGTTGCCTC